ACTGATCCCCAATATCCATCAGAAGGGTAACATATACGTAACTTCATCCTGCTTATCTCCGTATGCCCACAGTTCACCGTCTGCGTCCACGAAGGTATCGTCACCCAAGCCATCGTCAATAAACCCAAAAGGAGCCATATCCTGTTCAATTTGGTTTCGTTGTTCATCGTATATTCTCCTCCTAATATCTTGGTCGGTCATCTCTTTGAAATATTCTTGCATGACTAACCATGCAAATAATACCATACACATTACAAGGTCATCATGATATCCCTCGTCTGCTTCCCATGCTTGTTTCTTTTGTACAAACGTAGTTAGCTCTTGGAAAATATTAAAGTCATTGAATATTAATTTATCTTCTTCAATAATAGCTTTGAGATTAGAGCAACCGATCTTCTTCACAGTGATGCTCATCTTAACACCCAACTGGGTTTTATTACCTGAGAATCCTTGTCCTACAATCTGTCCAGCTCTACCTCTCATAGCACACATGAGTACGTTAGGATACTCAAGGTCATAGTTTAATGTTGCTGCTATACTATCTCCTATATCATTTACTTCGACAAGTATATATGGATTGTTATATTCTTTTGCTACTTGGAAGATGACCGAGGGAAACAGTACAGGTTTAATCTCATTATTTCTGTACTTCGCAACGATCTGATACGGCACACTGGTGATATCAAACACGATGAAAGCAGAATAATCGCCACCAATTCCTCTGGCAACATCAACAGTAATAATGTATTCGTGATCTTTTTCTGCTCTCTTATAAATGTCAAGTCCTGCATTACTAGCTATGGGGTCATGGAATGGAATGTTCTGGAGTTTTGCTGGACTGATTAAAGTGTCAGCAGAACCAAGGAAGTCACATTCAAATTCCTGTGCAAATTGTCTTGGAGATGTGTTCTTTAATGTCTCCTCTTTCCATTTAGAATCCCTACCTGGTACTTGTGACCAATGTACTTCATTTGTTGTATAACCATTCTTACCTCTCTTAGCATCTTCCCACGTCTTATAGAAGTGGTTCATACCATTAGGAGTAGATATGATTATGACTTTCGTTGACTTACCAGAAGTAATAGTAGGATAAACAGAGGCAAAGAATTGCTCTGCAACATGGTTCGGAACGAAGGCGAACTCGTCAAGGAAGAGGATGTTAAACGACATGCCTCGGACAGCACTTGCAGACGTAGAAGCAGCCAATATCTTTGATCCATTTTCTAACTCCACATTACCTTTGTTCCATACGAGTATACCATGCTGCATCCACTTAGGTAAGTTCTCATATGCTAGTTGGAGTCTACCTAAGAGTTCCCTTGCAGTACTAGCCTTGTTAGCAAGTATCCCAATGTTAACGCTATCGTTGAAGATAGCATAGTGAAGCAAATACGCCACCACAGTGGTGCTCTTACCAGTCTGTCTAGGAAGTTTAGCAATGTTAAATCTATTTTCATGGAAGTCCATCATGATTTCTTTCTGGAAACCATACATGGTAAAAGGAACTAATCCTTCATCAAGAGAAATGATCTGAATATAATTCAATGCAAAATATAATGGATCTTCCTTACACTTGATCCATTCTTCTACTTGCTTCTTTGTAAATTGTATCTCAGTACCTGCCTTCTTCAGGTTGGGGTTACCAAGATATACATCATTTGTTGCTGGCATTATAGTGTACCGTGTGATCTCCTTATTGCACGTAGATCTTCAAAATTCTTTTGCTTAGTACCTCCATCATATGGCCAAGCATATCCTTCAGTAATCATTTGTTCGTTAAGAGAATAGTCATCATCCCCAACGTATAACCAACCAAGAAGACGGCCATACTTGCCGACCCCACCAACGAGCTCAGTCCTAATAGTGAGCTCATCATCACCAGTAAGAGTGTCTTTGATTTTATCCTTGAGCCAATTAGTTGCATCAATCCCAAGCTCCTTCTCTTCTTTGTCCCTCGTCCTCTTCTCTGGCGTGTCCACACCAGCAATCCTGACTCTCTCTTTCTTTGTCAGGGAGAATCCAAGGTCCAGTGTCACGTCTATCGTGTCTCCGTCTATCACCCTGTTGATTTTCGTCACTCGGAAATTGTAACAACTCTTCCGACTCGGTGGGATCATCGCACCCATAATCATCCTCTAGTATCAATGCACTATTTAGCACCTCACTGGGAGGGGTTCTATTCTGCTCCGATTCCCAAGTCCTGAACTCCTGTATCAGTGTGTTCGGATTTATCTGTAGGAACAATGGGGTTAGGATTCCAATCATCGTATTTAAATACCCAATATATCACATAGCCTACTGCTACTAACAGTATAGCAATCATTATATTTATTGACCATACAACTTCACTCAATCTCTTTGTCTCCAATCATCGGATCGTTCTTGATGAAACCATTCTACAACTTCATCTGGAGAACCGAAACCCCTTTTGTGATGAGTTGGATCGGGGTCTCCTATATTCAACTCATTCAGAAAAGACTCATCAGGATTCGTTGCAATCCTTCTTGCCGTGTTCAACATACCTCTAGCAGCAGTATTTGCCTTTGCTAGTTTATTAGACCAGATCATATCATCCAGACTAACCTCTGTTCCAGCAGCAATGTCTTTACATATTGCTTCTAGACGCAGACGATATTGTGTTGATAACATATATTCTCAATAACTAATTCTATTTAACATGAATTACACCCTTCATTCCAGCACCTTCATGGGGAGCACACTTAAAGTTAAAGTCTCCTGTATCAGCGAATACAATTTCTTGTGTCTCACCAGGACTAAACATCAATGCTTCTCTTGATAGATCTGCTCTACCATCTACTATGATGTTGTGTGGAGGTAATGCATTATTAATAAAGGTTACTGTCTCACCTGCATTAACTGTAAGTTCACTAGGTTCAAAAACTAGGTTGCCTTCATAACCCATTTGTATATCAGCAGCATATGCTTTCGCTGCTAATGTAGCGGATAGAAAAAGCGAAGTGAGCATGATAGTTAATCTGCTCATCCACCACATAATTTCATTTTTCATAATTAGTGTCCCATTGGGATGCCAGCTGCCATAAGACGAGAGATGTTATCAACTTCTTCGTTCTTACAGTAGTCAACAAAATGAGGATGATCCTTTAGATAGGATACATCCTCTTTACAGTGTTCTATTGCTTCATATGCACTCATGGCATACTCGCATATTTCGTATTTCTTTTGTGCTAAGTCGTGATAACCGACTGTGTAATGTCTCTGTTGAGTCAGGGGCATGATAGTTTCAATCCCATACTATACTCTAATTATAAGCCATCAATCCTCTGTAGGGACATTGAGTATGAATACCCACACAATCGCCAAAACCATTATTGAGAATAATCTAATATTTTCACCGTTAATTACAATCATGCTAGTACTGGAGCACCTCCATCATCATCGTCATCATCATCTAATTCTTCTATCCTATCCTTTAAAGACTGTTGCAACATCCCATCTACTACCTTATTATTAAACTCATCATCAGGTGTAAACTTAACCACCATCAATTCATCACCAGGCTTAACTTCCATCATCTCAGGATGTGGTGGTCTTGTTACTGTTCTACTACTCTCAACAAATTTACCTGCACCAAGATCTGACGCAGCACTCCAACCCCTTGCAATTAAACGTACAGCAAGTATCAATAATACTACCCAAGTTGTTACGAACAGTATCGCCATCTACCATTGTTTATTAATCTTATTTAGAACTGATTGTGATAAGTCATTCTCAACAATGATCTTAGTCTTCTCTGCGATATCATCCAAGATATTAACGTCAAGACCTGCGAATGGTGGAATGATACCAAGTATGCGAAGTAATCCATCTACAAATAATGCTAAACAGGTAAATCCTAATATCATGCTAATGATGGTAGCTTCTCTATTATGTTTTGCCATAGATGCTTCATCAATAGCACGAGCTTCTGCTAAGGCATCAGCGATCATCTGATCTACTTCATCCTTAGTATAAAAGTTACCCAGTATGGGTATGTCGTGCTTGTCCATGTTGATTGTAATATGCTTTGAAGTAGGAGACGAGACCATTTGTAGTTACCTGCTGCTTACACCACTCATCGGCACAATTATATATTGCCCTGTTATTCTTCTCACCACCAAACTCCTTAAGTAAGATTAACAACGCTCGTTCTCTTACCTTAAGTTCTTGTTCTGTCAGTTCAGTCATTGATAATAGCACAGTGTCCTTGTTCACATAACCTTTCCAATTTTTCTACAAGATGAGTGTACTCATCCCACATATACTCAGAGCCTGTATGCTCCTTGTATGTGTTACAAGCAGTAATAAGACGGGATACGTCTCCTTCGGTTAATCTCATAGTGTCCATGCCGTTACAATATAATTATAACGATCCTGTCAAGTAGTCTAGCACGAATGTTAGGATTCGTCAACTTAAAGTAATGTTGCAGGGTATCCAATACCTTTTAACCAAAGAGGACGTTGCTCTACAGGGGTCAAACAATTCATGAAAAATGGTTGTGTTAACCTCATTCCAGTTTTTGACCAACAATTACTTTGAGCATGATATGTACTTGCATCATATATTATAATCCTATTATATACATTCTTTATCTCACCAATCTTATTAAACTGTGAATTGTTATTAACTAATACTCTTTCATATTCAGAAGCATCACAAGATTTATAA